GAGGGGTCTCTGGTCTCAGGACGAGTTTGACGTGCAGCGTCTCGTAGATGAGGACTTGTACCAGGAGTCGGAGCGGCTTTCCCAAGACGGGATGAAGTTCACCGTCAAGACCATGCGGAATTTCGACTCCGGTTCCTGGGCCAAGTACAAGCGCCTCCTACGGGACATGCCGGACAACGCTCGGCCTCTGAACACGAAGCTGGTATTCGCCAGCGATGAGGTGCGTAAGAACGACTACGCTAGCAAGCGGCTGCCGTACGACATGGTGGATAGTCCGATCCCAGCCTGGGACGAGCTCATCACCACACTGTATCCCGTGGAAGAGCGGGACAAGATCGAGTGGGCCATCGGATCAGTGGTGGCGGGGGACTCCAAGAAGATCCAGAAGTTCTGTGTCTTCTACGGACCCCAGGGGACGGGTAAGTCGACCATCCTCACCATCATCGAGAAGCTCTTCACCGGGTACGTGACCTCGTTCGATGGCCGCGCCCTGGGTAAGGGGGACTCAGCCTTCGCCACAGAGGCGTTCAAGAGCAACCCCCTGGTCGCTATCCAGCATGATGGCGACCTGTCCAGGATCGACGACAACACACGCCTGAACTCGATCATCGCACACGAGACGATGCAGATGAACGAGAAGTACAAGCCCTCGTACTCGGCACGAGTGGACGCCATGCTGTTCATGGGATCCAACCAGCCGGTCAAGATCTCGGACGCCAAGTCGGGGATCATCCGTCGTCTGATCGACATCCACCCAAGTGGGGTGCGTGTCACACCGCAACATTACCAGGCTCTAATTAGCGCGGTAGACTTCGAGCTGGGTGGTATTGCATATTACTGTTGGCAGAAGTTCCTGGCCATGGGTAAGAATTACTATTCGTCGTATCAGCCCATGGAGATGATGCTCCAGACGGACATCTTCTTCAACTACATCGAGGCGTGTTACGACGTCTTCAAGGCCCAGGACTACACCACCCTCAAGCAGGCCTACACGCTGTACAAGGAGTACTGCGCGGAGACTGGGATTGAGAGGCCCATGCCTCAATACAAGATGCGTGAAGAGCTACGCAACTACTTCGACGAGTTCCACGACCGAGGGGTTGTGGACGAGGAACGGGTCCGATCGCTGTACCAGGGCTTCAACGCCGACAAGTTCAAGGCCCCCAAGGATGAGGCGGGCACGTTCTCGTTGGTGATGGAGGAGTCTGAGTCACTTCTCGACGAGCTCCTTATGTTCTGCCCGGCGCAGCTGGCCAAGGCAGATGGTACCCCCGCCAAGAAGTGGGTCAATGTCAAGACGATGCTGGACGACATCGACACGTCCAAGATGCACTACGTGCAGGTGCCGGACAATCACATCGTCATCGACTTCGATCTGAAGGAATCGAATGGCCACACCGCCCTCGAACGAAACCTCGAAGCAGCCTCAGCCTGGCCCGCCACCTACGGAGAGATCTCCAAGAGCGGAGAGGGCATCCATCTCCATTACACCTACCTTGGGGATCCTGCCGAACTCGCGCCAGCGTATTCTGATGGCATTGAGGTCAAAGTGTACACAGGGGAAGGCGCCCTGCGACGTATGCGGACCCGCTGCAATGCGGTGCCCGTGGCGGAGATAAGTTCCGGCCTGCCCAAGCGTGAGAAGAAGGAGAAGATGCTCAAGGCCAAGACCATTACTACCGAGAAAGGCCTCCGGGATCTCATTCACCGTAATCTCCGCAAGGAGATTCACCCCGGCACCAAGCCCTCGGTTGATTTCATCCAGAAGATCTTGGACGATGCCTACGAGTCAGGGATGAAGTACGACGTCTCTGACCTGCGGCCTCGGATCATCGCCTTCGCCAACAACTCCTCCAACCAGGCCAAGACCAGCCTGAAGGTAGTGAAGGACATGAAGTGGAAGTCCGAAGAGCAGGTGGGAGAAGAGATGCCCGCTGATGCTGAGGTGGACTTCGGGGATGACCGCATCGCGTTCTTCGATGTGGAGGTCTATCCCAACCTGTTCGTCATCTGCTGGAAGTTCCAGGGCGACGACACCGTCGTCAAGATGATCAATCCCAAGCCCCATGAGGTGGAGAAGCTCTTCTCGTTGAAGCTGGTGGGTTTCTACAACCGCCGCTACGACAACCACATCCTGTATGCCGCCTCGATGGGGGCCAGTACACAGGATCTATTTAAGCTAAGTGCCAAGATGGTGGTGGACAACAACCGCTCTGCAGCCTTCGGAGCGGCGTACAACCTGTCCTACGCCGACATCTGGGACTTCAGCTCAGAGAAGATGGGGCTCAAGAAGTTCGAGATCAAGCTGGGCATCCTCCACATGGAGCTCGATCTCCCCTGGGACCAGCCGGTGGATGAGAAGGACTGGCCTCGCGTGGTGGAGTACTGCGCGAATGACGTCCGGGCCACTGAAGCAGTGTTCGAGAATCGTAAGGGCGACTTCGTCGCGCGACAGATCCTGGCGGAACTGTCCGGCCTCACGGTGAACGACACCACGCAGAACCATACGGCCAAGATCATCTTCGGGGGTGACAAGAATCCCCAGAAGAAGTTCAAGTACACCGACCTCTCCGAGGAGTTCCCGGGCTACAAATTCGAGCTGGGCAAGAGCTCCTACAAGGATGAGGACCCAGGTGAAGGCGGCTACGTCTACGCCGAGCCGGGCATCTATGAGCGAGTGACAGTACTGGACATCGCGTCCATGCACCCGACCACCATCGAGATCCTAGACCTCTTTGGACCATACACTCAAAATTTCTCAGATCTCAAGACAGCGCGTATGGCCATCAAGCGTGGCAACTACGACGCAGCGCGGGAGATGCTGAGCGGGAGGCTCGTCCCCTATCTGGAGGATGAGTCGTCAGCTGAGCAGCTCTCCTACGCCTTGAAGATCGTAATCAACACTGTGTATGGCCTGACATCGGCCAAGTTCGACAACGCCTTCCGCGACAACCGCAATGTGGACAACATCGTAGCCAAGCGCGGGGCGCTGTTCATGATCGATCTCAAGCTCAAGCTGCAGGCAGAGGGCTTCACCGTGGCCCACATCAAGACGGACTCGGTGAAGATCCCTGACGGTGGACCCATGAGTGTAGCCAAGGTCATCGCCATGGGTAAGGCGTACGGCTACGACTTCGAACACGAGGCAGACTACGAGAAGTTCTGCCTGGTGAACGATGCGGTGTACGTGGCCCGCAAGGAAGGCAAGTGGGAAGCGGTGGGGGCGCAGTTCCAGATCCCCTACGTGTTCAAGTCCCTGTTCAGTGGGGAGGAGATCACCTTCGCCGACTACTGCCAGCCCAAGAGCGTGACCAAGGGCACGATGTACCTGGACAAGAACGGTGCCGACAGCGTGGACAACATGCGCCACGTGGGCAAGACCGGTCTGTTCGTTCCCGTCAAGGAGGGCGGAGGCACCCTGTACCGCGTGTTCGAGGACAAGTTCTACGCGGTGTCCGGAACCAAGGGGTACCAGTGGATGGAGGCAGATGTCGCAGAGACCACGGAAGGTCTCGAGATCGACATGTCCTACTTCGACAAGCTGAAGGACGATGCTGTCTCGACGATCGAGAAGTTCGGATCCTTCGAGGAGTTCACAAGATGAAGTTGGAAAAAGAGATACTCGACGCCCTCGGCGCCGTGGAGATGCAGATCAGCGCCGTCAAGCACGAGGCGCTTCGGATGGGGATCTCCCCTCATGATCTACGAGATACGAGTGGTGGTTGGGCCCTGTCGCCGCTTCTGGCGGCCAAGGCCTACCTGCTGCACGGCATGATCGTACTAACCAAGGAGACGTAGATGCCCCGGGTGGAGAACACCGTCCTCATGGAGGGCGTGCGGATCATCTTCCGCAACTTCGAGGGAAAGGAGGGAAAGTACAACGCCAAGGGTACGCGCAACTTCGGCGTGATCCTCGACCCTCAGGTGGGGGAGTCGATGATCAACGACGGCTGGAACGTCAAGTTCTTGGAGCCGCGCGAGGAAGAGGAGGACGAGACCGAGCGTCAGCCTTGGCTTCCGGTGGAGGCAGCCTACGACAAGGGGCGCCCACCCCGGATCGTGCTGGTCACCACCCGCGGCCGTACGAACCTCACTGAGGAGGACGTGGAGACCCTGGACTGGGTGGACATCACCAACGTCGACCTCATCGTGCGTCCCTACAACTGGGACGTCAACGGCAAGAACGGCGTCAAGGCGTACCTGCAGTCCATGTACGTCACCATCGAGGAGGACGACCTCGAGCGTAAGTACGCGGAGATGGACGCGCAGTGAGCACTCTGGAGTGGGTGGCGTTCGGCTTCCTCACCTACATGGTCGTAGTGATCATCGCCGTATGGGCCATCTGGCATCGCCGGTGGTAAATCCCCCGATAGAAAGCGTCATGATCGAAACCCAAAGGTACGTCAAGAAGCCCCTGTACGTGGATGCCGTCCAGGTCACCGTGCAGAACTTCGCTGACATCGCCTCATGGTGTCAGGGCTCCATCCTCTGGGCGTCCAACGACGCCGAGGTCTCCCCCGAGGAGGGGCTGGATCCGTCGAAGCAGTACGTGCGAGTGCGCGTGCACAACCCCAAGAACCCCCGACAGACGAAGGCCTTCGTGGGAGACTGGCTTCTGTACACCACTCGTGGGTACAAGGTCTACACGGACAAGGCGTTCCAGGGGTCCTTCGATCTGCAGAACGGCCCCATCCAGGCCGTCACATGATCGCCGCTGCGCTGGTGGCACTGGCTCTGCTGTCTCCCTCGGTGAACCGGTGGGAGGTGGTGGAGCCGTATAACCCCAAGCTGGAGCGCATGCAGGAGTGCGAGACCGGCGATCTCAAGGATCCGTGGGAGGCGAACACGGGCAACGGCTACTACGGTGGCCTGCAGTTCTCACTGAAGACGTGGCGGGCAACCGGAGGTAAGGGTTACCCGCACCAGGCACGAAAGCTCGAGCAGAAGTACAGGGCTGTCATCTTGATCAAGAAGATGGGCTACGGCTACACACCGTGGCCAATCTGTGGAAAGAGGTGAGTCCAATGCACTAGCAGAGCTATTAACCCAAACAACTGGGACTCAAAATACAGAAGCACCTGTACACGCAGACGTAGGGGTAAGGGTGACTGAGCGAAATTGTGGGCGCTCGGTCACCCAAGCCCTTACTCTTTTTTTGAGAGGCTAATATGAAAGAAGTAGATCTCAGGCCTCACCAACGTGACGCACTGAACCGTATGCACAACGGCTGTGTCCTGTGGGGACAGGTGGGCAGTGGTAAGAGCCGGGTAGCCCTAGCATACTACATGCAGTACGAGGCACCCAAGGATGTCTATGTCATCACGACGGCTAAAAAGAGGGATAGTAAGGACTGGGAAGGAGAAGCAGCACTTTTTGTCATTGGGAGTACCCCTGAGTCTACACTCGGCGGTGTACTACGAGTTGACAGTTGGAACAACCTGCACAAGTACCGCGACGTGGAGAATGCGTTTTTTATCTTCGACGAACAGCGTATTGTGGGTTCTGGTCGTTGGGCCAAGGACTTCGTCCGCACCGCCAAAGCCAACAACTGGGTCCTGCTTACTGCCACGCCGGGCGACACATGGCTGGACTATATCTCGGTATTTGTAGCCAACGGCTTCTACAAGAACCGGACCGAGTTCAAGTCCGAGCACGTCATCTACGCACCGTACACCACCTTCCCCAAGGTGGAGCGTTACGTCAACGTGCAGAGGCTGTTGCGCCACCGTCGCCAGGTGCTGGTCAAGATGACCATGACACGCAAGACCGTACGGCACGAACACAACCTATGGATGCCGTATGACGAAGAGCTGATGGACAAGGTGGTGAAGACCCGCTGGAACATCTATGAAGATCGTCCAGTGAAGAACATTCCTGAGCTCTTCTATGTGATGCGCAGAGTGGCCAACAGTCATCCCAGTAGGCTGGAGGAGTGCCGAAGACTGCTCGAGGCGCATAAGCGGGTCATCATCTTCTACAACTTCGATTACGAGCTGAAAATTCTTCAAGGCCTTGGGCAAGACGGGCCTTGTGGGGAGTGGAATGGTCACAAACATGACCCACTTCCTACTGGCCAAAAATGGACGTATCTGGTTCAGTACATGGCTGGGGCCGAGGGATGGAACTGTACAGAGACCGATACGATGGTCTTTTACAGCCTCACCTACTCGTACAAGATGTGGCACCAAGCGAAGGGTAGAATTGACCGTTTGAACACACCCTTTTCAGATTTGGGCTATTACATATTGAGATCGAAGGCCCCCATCGACTGGGCAATTTATGCCAGTTTGCAGGAGAAAAGGAGCTTTCAGCCCTCAAAGCATGAAGGAATGCTCAAGTAAAAAGCCCGCCCGAATCTGTATCAAAAGACTTCTTGTACGCGGGAGATGTAATATGTATAAAGTAATTACCCCCACAAAACCGTAGTACTACATATTACCTCGCTCCCCACAGAAAACTCTTTGAAACAGATTCGGGTGACCAGAAAGGAGCAAAGTGGACTGGCGACCAGTAGCCGGATTCCCCAAGTACAGTGTGAACGCCCTGGGACAGGTTAGGCACGAGCGAACACAGCGAATCCTGGCTCCTCAGATCAATCAGTTCGGGGTTCCGTACGTGGGATTGATGGGGGAGTACATCCACTTCAACCGATCGCTGCCCCTGTTGGTGGCCAGAGCATTCCTTCCTCCGGACGTTCGCGAGGTCTTCGACACTCCGATCAATCTGGATCTGGATCGTCTCAACTGCGCAGTGGACAATCTCATGTGGCGCCCGAGATGGTTCGCAATCCGGTACCACCACCAGATCAAAGAACCCTATGAGAACCCCATAAACGGCCCTGTGAGGCCCGTAGACGATGAAGAGGTGTCCGACACCTCATTGGACGCCGGAAAGCGTTACGGGCTCTTAGAGCGCGATGTAGTGCTCAGTATCCTGCATCAGACCTACGCATGGCCTACCTATCAGGTCTTCGAGAGGGTCGCAGACTGATTGCATATTACGTTGCATGAAAAACATCTCATCTAATAGAAAGGGATGAGATATCCCTCTTTTTTTCTGCCTGAGGAGGGGTCATGTGACTGAAGCGCAGTACCAGAACAAGCTGATCCCGAGGCTGCGGATCATCTTTCCGGGCTGTATGGTCCTCAAGAACGACTCGCAGTACATCCAAGGCATCCTCGATCTCACAATTCTCTACGAGAACATGTGGGCCATGCTCGAAGTCAAGCTCAAGCCGGACTCCCCGTTCCAGCCGAACCAGGAACACTACATCGAGCAGTTGGACAAGATGTCCTTCGCTGCCGTAATCCACCCGGAGAACGAGGAGGAAGTACTGGATGCGCTTCAGAGAGCATTCGCATCTCAGCGGTCAGCATGCATTCCTCAGTCCTAGTACTTATCACTGGATAAACTATGACGAGGAGAAACTCGCTTTCCGCTACCGGACGATGCGTGCAGCTCTTGAAGGCATGGAACATCACCGGTTCGCCGCCATCGCCATCGAGGAACGTGAGTTTCAAGATGACGAGACCACGACAGTCGGTATGTACATCAATCAGTGTATCCAGTACAAGATGTCGCCGGAAGTCGTGCTGTACTACTCGCCCAATGCTTATGGGACTGTTGACGCCATCGCATACCGCTACCGGCGTCTTCGAATTTCGGACCTCAAGACAGGCGTTTCGCGCACTTCAGAGCACCAACTAGAAGTGTACGCTGCGCTATTCTGTCTCGAGTACGAGATAAGTCCTTTCTCCATGAGAGAAATTGAACTCCGAATCTACCAGGACAACACGTGCCGTGCGTACGTGGGAGACCCTGGTTTCATACAAGGAATCATGGACAAAATCGTGGCGTTCGATGAAATTCTCAACACCCTGAGAGAGGAGGTGCCGTAGTGTCTGTCATGACCGAGAAGGAATACCTGGCGCATTACGGCATCCTTCGGAAGTCAGGTCGATACCCGTGGGGCTCTGGTGATACTCAGAGCAAGCGCAACAAGATGTTCCTGGATGTGGTGGCTGATCTCAGGCGGCAAGGTCTGTCTGATACCCAGATCGCTCAGGGGTTCTCCACCAAGGAACATCCGTTCACACGGAATGACCTCACCGCTCTGCGCTCCATTGCGCTGGCGCAGCAGAAGCAAGAGAAGATTCACCAAATTGAGAAGTTGCAGGACAAGGGCATGTCGACATCTGCGATTGCAAGGCAGATGGAAATGAACGAGTCCTCCGTCCGGTCGCTTCTCGCCTCCAAGAAGAAGGCGAAGGCTGATTCCATTGCGGCTACGACGGAAATGCTCAGAAAGCAAGTCGACGCCAAGGGAGCCGTGGATATCGGTCGAGGTGTCGAGCTGGACCTACCTCTTGGTGATAGTCCTGCTGCACGAATTGGTATCACAACAACCAAGTTCAACACGGCAGTGGCAGCGCTCAAAGAAGAGGGCTACCAGATCCACACGGTCAAGTACAAGCAGCTGGGGACGGGGAACTTCACCACCGCAAAGGTCCTGGCTCGCCCTACGACTGATCCGAAGGGGCAGTGGCGGGAGCTAGTTCTCGACCCCGCCAAGATCAAGACGATCAACGAGCACTCGTCTGACGATGGTCGTACCTGGGATGGGGGATTCAAGGACCCGATCCAGGTCTCATCCAAGAGAGTCGCCGTGCGCTACAAGGAACAGGGTGGAGATCAGGCCGATGGCGTGATCTATGTCCGTCCTGGAGTAGCGGATCTCTCTCTGGGCTCATCTCGATACGCTCAGGTGCGTATCGCTGTGGATGGCACTCACTATCTCAAGGGTATGGCCATTTACAAGGATGATCTGCCTGCTGGGACAGATCTCGTCTTCAACACGGTCAAGTCGGACACTGGTAAGAAGCACGATGCAATGAAGCCCATGCAGAAGGACATGCAGGGTGAGATCGATCGGGACAACCCGTTCGGTGCTTCTACGTTCCAGTTGAAGGATGACAAGGGCAAGGTCACCTCGGCGATGAACATCGTCAATGAGGAGGGCAAGTGGGAGACCTGGAATAAGTCTCTTCCTTCCCAGATGCTCTCCAAGCAAGACCCTGTTCTGGCTAAGCGTCAGTTGGACATGGTGTACGAGAGGCAGAGTAAGGAATACGAGACAATCTCGTCCCTTACCAACCCTGTCGTGAAGAAGAAGCTCCTGGGCACCTTTGCTGATGGAGCAGACTCTGCCGCAGTCGATCTGGCTGCTGCCGCCATGCCCAACCAGGCAACTCGAGTCATCCTTCCCGTCCCATCCATGAAGAGGGACGAAGTCTATGCGCCTCACCTGAACAATGGTGAACGTGTGGCTCTCGTACGCTTTCCTCATGGTGGGCGGTTCGAGATTCCTGAACTCACGGTTAACAACAGGAACCGTGAAGCAAGGAAGTTGATCGGAACCGATCTCGTTTCAGATGCCATCGGAATTCATCATTCCGTAGCAGAGCGTCTGTCGGGCGCCGATTTCGACGGCGACAATGTCTTGGTCATCCCCAACAACAAGGGTGAGATCAAGTCATCGCCTGCGCTTACTGGTCTGCAGGGTTTCGAGCCCAGAGAACAGTACAAGCGTTACACAGGCATGAAGACTGTGGATGGTGGAGTTGTCCAAGAGGATGGCTCTGTCAAGTACACAGGCGAGCCGCGTAAGTCCACTATGCAGACTGAGATGGGGAAGGTTTCCAATCTCATCACAGACATGACCATCAGGGGTGCCAATTCGGACGAGCTTGCTCGTGCAGTGCGGCATTCCATGGTAGTCATCGATTGTGAGAAGCATGTCCTTGACCATAGGCAGTCGGCCAAGGATAATGGCATCTCTGCACTGAAGGCCAAGTACCAGCTTGACCCATCCACAGGGAAGAGTGGTGCGGCGACCCTTATCAGTAGGGCTACGTCCACTGCCCGTATTCCCAACAGGGTGGCCAGGCGTGCAGCAGAAGGTGGCCCTATTGATCCAGCCACAGGCAAGAAAGTCTTTGTCGAAACGGGTGAAACATACGTAGATTCTAAGACAGGTAAGACGGTAGTTAAGACACAGCGTCATGATCGTCTTGCTGTCACAGATGATGCACGTACGCTAGTGTCTACTGATGGTGGCACCCGTATCGAGAGGATCTATGCAGATCACTCTAATCGTCTGAAGACCCTTGCCAATAAGGCACGCAAGGATTCTCTTTCTGTAGATGGTGAGCCTAAGAACCCATCATCAGAGAAGGTGTACAGCAAGGAAGTAGCAGAGTTGAATGCTGCTTTGAATCTTGCTAAGAAGAACGCCCCCCTCGAAAGGAATGCCCAGGCTCTAGCCAACAGCGTAGTGTCCCAGAAGAGGCAGGCCAATCCTGGGATGACGAAGGCTGATGAGAAGAAGCTTGAGCAACAAGCGTTGGCAGAGATGCGTGTGCGTACTGGTGCAGCAAAGAATCGCATTGAGATCACATCCGCTCAGTGGGACGCTATCCAGGCCAACGCTATCAGTAAGTCCAAGCTTGGAGAGATCCTTGACAACGCAAACCTCGATACAGTAAGGGAGCTGGCTACTCCTAAGAAGAAGGTGCTGATGACCAGCACTAAGACAGCAAGGGCACAGCAGATGCTGAACAGTGGATACACACAGGCAGAGGTAGCTGCTGCACTAGGTGTGTCATTGACTACACTCAAGACGTCATTGGGTGGTGGATGACATGACTGAGTACATGCTCACAACACAAGACAATCCATACGATCCATTCACACAGTGGCGTGAGTGGTTGGCATGGGATACGAATGCTGGATACAACACCCCCTCTCTCCTCGCACGCATAGCCAAGACGAGTGATGAGATGAGTGAAGCTGATCAGAGCGATGCAACACAGAATGCAATTGATGAGATTGTGTATCTCAATCCATCAGGCATGCACGTGAAGATCACAAAGGATTCGTGGAAGGTGAAAGCAAGTTAGGGGGGAGGGGTCAAATTAAATCGGCCCCCCACCCCTAT